TTGATCAAGTTTCGCTGTTTCAAACGGCATCAAGACGGGACTCCCATTATCAGGGATGTTGACATAGTAAAATTTGCAGAAGCACAGCTCGCTGACTATCGGCCGGAGTTACTGGAGGAGCCTGGAAAGATTGATCCCCTTCATTTTATCGAGAAATACCTGGGTGCAAATATTGATTTTCAGGATCTCTACTATGAAGAGGGTGCCAGTCCCATCGCTGGTGCGACTGTTTTCAACGATGAAGAAGTGAGAGTCTTTGACCGCGAGAACATGTGTATAAAGGACATTCCGGTCAAGGCAGGCACCGTCATCATCGACAACAGCACAATCAATGATAAGAACGAGGGCTTTGCAAGGTTTACGGAATTACATGAAGCAGGGCACTTGAACATGCACCCTACAGTTTATTGCAGGATTCCTGGCCAGATGTCAATGTTTGCTGCAAGAAGCTTTGTTCTGTGTAAGCGGGAAACGATGGAAATGGGGAGGAGACGCCTTGTTACGCAGGAGGACTTTCGCGAGCACCAGGCCAATGTCTATGCTGCGGCACTAGAAATGCCGGAGCGTCCATTCACAAAACTAACACTGAGCTTGATTCAGAAATACAATATCGGTATGGATGGAAACAGTGTTCTTGTCATCCCGTACAGGTTAAATTACGATTTTGAGGTTGGACTGGCGAGGATTATCAACGAACTTGCAGAGACCTTTGGCGCATCGATAAGTGCTGTAAGGATCCAGCTGCAGGCACGAGGGTTCCTGATGACACAAAAAGAGTATATCCAGAAATATAACCAGTTCCGATTTAGAAATGGATATAACGTATAACGTCAACAGGGAAACCTGCTGCATTGAAGTGGCGGCAGGTTTATATTTTTTTAAACGAATTACGCTAAATGGCATATAATGCGAAAAATAATTACATTAACCCAAATGGCAAGTTTATCAATTATTTGTTTATAATAGGGAATAAATGAAAAAATAACCAATAACGTGCAAATAATTATACAAGTGGTAAATAATATTATACGATTAGTAAAATTAAACAAATAGCACGGCAATATTGCTTGTATTGACAATATTGTTAGATGTGTTAAAATATTATACAAATAAAGAAGCAAGTTATAGGAGAGGGGAAATGCTTGATAGTAATTATACAGATCAGTTTTTAAATACAAGCGCCTTGCAGACTGAACTGGAGACCGTAGAGGCAACTGAGAAAAGATTAGAAGAAGCAGAAAAAGAAGAGCTTACTATTTCAAAAAAAATAAAAGACCTTGAAAAGAAGATTGAACTACTAGAAGAGAAACTTTCACTTCTTGATAAGTTGAATCGTAATCAAGATACTGGAAAACAGAGTGAAATAAGAGAGCAGCTGGTTTCAGTACAAAAAGAGCTTTCCATGCTGGTAAAAACAAGGACAGATCTTCAAAAAAAAATCAAAGGCCTTCGTGATCGGGTGGAAAAAAATTTTGATAAATATAAGCTGTTTAAAAATATACGAGAGCTCGCCAATAAGAAAAATGTACGGCTGGGGCAGATTGAAAGAGAAGCTGGTTGCCAAGCAGGCTATATGTCTCGACTAGAGAAACTCGATAATACAACGGATCCTACGGTTGAGTTTGTGGTTACAGCGGCAAAAGAACTAGAGGTTACTATAGATCTTTTGATTTACAGTGATTTTACAGATATGACACCGACGGAGATATATGTCTCAAAATTTATTGAACAGCTCATAAAAGATACTCGGAAAGATGATTTAGTTTGGAAATCAACAAGTAATGGAAAAGAACTATTCCGCCCTTTATTTGAAACCAAGAAAAATCCGGACACTGGAAAAGATGTGCTAGTGTATAATTCATACTTTTTTCCAGAGAAAAAGATTGACTGTAGTTATAAATCTTATTGTGCGGAATTAGGAAATGGTATGGCATACATCTGTTTAATCAAATGTGTTGCTCCTAATTCCGAATCGGATGGCTTGACGGATTTTTTTGAGGTTTATATCGTGGACCTTGATGAGGAGGTTAATCCGGTTTTTTGTACTGCTCAGACTGGTGAAGCTATGATTACTTTGGTGGACCGCTTATATGAGGAGATAGAGGAGTCTATCGCTCATGTCCATGTTAATTCTGGCGTAAAATCGATTATTGATAAATATATGAAATCAAAATCAGACAACAAGCAGTAAAGTAATACCGTTAGTTTATTTGTTAGTAACCTTTTGACAACTATGTTCTATTCACAATGACAGGGAGGTGAGACATCACGCATGAAGCGAAAAGAAATTCGCAATCGCGAAACAAATAAACGGTTGTTTGATGCTGTCTATGAAGACAACAATAAGGTTTCTCTTGAGGTAAAACTTGGGAGAAATAAATCTACTGAAAAGATAGACCTTAGGGATGTCCTTCAGCAGATTGAAGAAGGAAAAGAAGAAAGTAAATTGACTGTCTCATAAAATAGCTACCGAGCTTTGATCCGTCATAGACGAGATACTGGATGCCGGAGTTATTAGCGCCTGTATGGTGTTAATAACTCCGGCTTTTTTTATTCCCTAAACAGCTAACAAACTTTTGCGCAAAACTTTTTCAAATAGGAAATTACTCTTCCTATTTGACTTCTATCATACAGGCACGATCAAAGAAAGGAGGTGAACTGAGTCGTGACCGCAACGGAACGCCGGGAAGAGATCATGAAAATCATGATCGCTCGAAGACAAGAGAATATGACAAATCTTGCCCGAGAACTTGGCGTGTCCACAAGGACTCTCAGGACAGATATAGAAATCCTGACGACTCAGTACCCTCTAGAGACGGTTCGTGGTAACGGCGGAGGTGTTCGTCTGGATAAAAGTTTTCACCCCTACAAGAATACTCTTTCCAGGCAACAGACTGAGGTGCTTCAAAATCTGCTGGGTAGGGCAACAGACGAGGAGCGCATCGTTCTTGAACAACTCATTAGGGAACACTCGAACTATGCTTTTGATCTGAATCATCGTTAAGTCGTTAATCATGAAAGGACGCAAAACTTGAATAAAGTATTTATCTGTTCTCCATACAGAGGGAACACAAAAAAGAACCTGGAGAAGGCAATCAAATACTGCGAGATGGCAGACGAGTATTGCAAGCTCCCGATTGCGCCTCATGTCTATTTCACACGGGTGTTCCCGGAGGAAGACTGGCGCAGCAGGTTTATCGGAATGCTCTGGGGCAAGGATCTTATGCAATATTGCTCAGAGATCTGGATCTTTTGCAACGAACTCACCGAGGGCATGATCGAGGAAATCTCGGAAGCTAAAAAGCTCGGTCTGAATATGAAGTTTTATAACGAAAAACAGGAGGAAATCAATTTTGAAAACTACCTTATCCACCGAGAGATTGGTCCCGCTTATCGACGCGTTATCGCAGAATATTTCGGAGATTCTTTCCATTCTGAAGGAGGATGCGCAGAGTGCTGCTCCTGCAGAAAAGAAAAAGAACACGGAGTCAGAGTCGCAGCCGAAGACAAAGAAAGAGAAGACACCGACGTCTCCATCCCCCGAGGAATCTTCGACTGGATCTTCCACAGAAAGTAAGCCGGTTATCACAATCGAGCAGGTACGTTCAGTTCTGGCAGAAAAGTCCCAGGCAGGCCTGACATCTCAGGTGAAAGATCTCCTCACCCAGTTTGGTTCCGTAAAACTCTCGGGGATTGATCCTGCGCGGTATCCCGAGCTCATTGAGGCAGCGAAAGCACTGAAGTAAGGAGGAACAGATGCCACCAATTACACATAGTATCCTCGGTGCGTCTGCGGCGGAGAGGTGGATGAATTGTCCACCCTCTGCCAGGCTTACCGCAGGAATGGCTGATGAAGAAACAACCTTCGCAGCAGAGGGCACTGCAGCTCACGCACTATGTGAGTGGAAAGTTAGGAAAGCCCTCAAGATGAGAGCAGGCAGACGGCCGGCATCAGACTACTGGACCGATGAAATGGAGGAGTGCTCTGACGACTACCGAGACTATATCTTTGATCTTGTTGGCCAGGCAAAGCTGACCTGCAAGGATCCAATCATGATGATTGAACAGCACCTGGACTTCTCCTGTTGGGTCCCGGATGGATTCGGCACCGGAGACTTCCTCCTGGTTGCTGATGGTGAACTCAACATCGTGGATTTCAAGTATGGCAGGGGCGTACCCGTCTATGCAGACCACAATCCGCAGATGATGCTCTATGGACTCGGAGCCCTCAACCTGTTTGACTGCCTCTACGATATCAAGACAGTCACCATGACGATTTTCCAGCCCAGGCTCTCCAATATTTCTGTGTGGTCCCTGACGACAGAGGAACTCTACAAATGGGCAGAAGAAGAACTCAAGCCGAAAGCAGTGATGGCAGACAAGGGAGAAGGTGAGTACACGCCAGGATCCTGGTGCCGTTTCTGCAAGGCAAGGAACCAGTGCCGGGCAAGGGCAGAGTCATTCCTGGAGCTGGCAAGGATGGAGTTTCGGCCACCTGCACTTCTCTCGGATGAGGAGATCGCAGAGGTAATGCAACAGGCAGGTGAGCTGTCCCGATGGGCGAGTGATGTCATGGCATACGCAGAGGCAATGGCAATCAATGAAGGAAAGCATTTCGATGGCTACAAGATTGTCGAAGGACGGTCTGTCCGGAAGTTCACTGATACAGCAGCAGTTGAGAAGGCAGCAAAGGATGCTGGCTACACAGATATCTACAATAAATCTCTGATCACGCTGACTGCCTTCGAGAAACTGATGGGGAAGGAAAACTTCAATGAGCTCCTTGGTAAATATGTCGAGAAGCCCAAAGGGAAATTAACGCTTGTCCCGGTGAGCGACAAGAGACCCGAGGTTGTTATCACAAATGTTGAAGACGAATTTACTGAATAAAGAAAGGAATTATTTATCATGGCAAAACTGATTAACGGAACAAGAGTTGTAACAAACGAGGTGCGTGCATCCTATGCACATGTTGCAGAGCCGGTCTCTGTGAACGGGAGCGATCCGAAATACTCTATGTCAGTCATCATCCCGAAGGATGACAAGGAGACTCTGAACCTCATCAACAAGGCTATTGATCAGGCAATCACGGACGGCATCCCGAAGTTTGGCGGCAAGCGTCCCAATAAGGCTGCCCTGAAGCTCCCTCTCAGAGATGGTGATGTGGAGCGCGATGACGATGCATACAAAGATGCCTTCTTCATCAACTGCAACAATAAGACTGCTCCCCAGGTTGTGGATGCATCACGCCATCAGGTCGATCCCGGTGTGATTTACTCTGGCTGCTACTGCAAAGTCAGTATTCAGTTTTATGCGTTTGCTGTGAACGGGAATCGTGGGATCGCTGCAGCACTTGGCAATATCCAGTTCATCCGTGATGGCGAGAGCCTGGGAGGTGCGCATATCACTGCTGCCGATGACTTTGGCGAGGCGGAGGACGACGACTTTCTGAGCTGAGAAATATGTTTTCCCTGACCTATTTTGTGGGGCCGGAGGCATTGTCTTCGGCTTCCACTTTTCATCAACCACTTAGATATAAGAAAGGTGATCCAAAATGAAGCAAATCAATATTGACATTGAAACATACAGCAACACAGACCTTACGAAGGCAGGCGTCTACAAGTACGCGGACGATCCTTCGTTTTCTGTGTTGCTGTTTGGCTATTCCATTGACCTTGGACCTGTGCGCTGTATCCAGTGCGCCAAGGGAGAGAAGATCCCGGAGGAGATCGTTGCGGCCCTCCAGGATGAGTCTGTCCTCAAGTATGCATTCAATGCCTCATTCGAGAGGACGTGTCTTAGTGCTTACCTTGGGATCCGCCTCTCACCGGTATCCTGGCGTTGCACAATGGTAGCGTCGTTATACATAGGCCTTCCTGGATCTCTTGCTTCGGTCGGCGCGGTCCTGGGTTTGGAGAAGCAGAAACTTACCGAGGGGAACGACCTCATTAAATACTTCTCCATGCCATGTAAACCAACAAAGACGAATGGGTACCGAACTAGGAATCTTCCTCAGCATGATCCGGAGAAGTGGGATGCCTTTGTGCGCTACAACATCAGAGATGTCGAAACCGAAATGGGAATTGCAAAGAAGGTAAGTCGCTTCCCTGTTCCAGATTATGTATGGGGACAGTATATCCTTGATCAGCGGATCAATGATACGGGAGTTGCCATAGATATGATTCTTGCACAACAGGCGATCGAGTGCGATGAGGAGTGCAGATCACGGTATTTTACCAGGGCGCAGGAACTGACCGGCCTTGAGAACCCGAACAGTCCGATCCAGTTGAAGGAATGGCTGGAGAGCCAGGGTGTCACTGTGGAGTCTCTGGCAAAGAAGGAGGTGAAGGAACTGCTCGCAACAGCAGACGGGGACGTGAAAGAACTCCTACAGCTGCGGCAACTTCTCTCGAAATCATCGGTGAAGAAGTATACGGCAATGGAGGTCTGTTGCTGCAGCGACTGCAGGGCCCATGGTCTTCTTCAGTTTTACGGAGCTAATAGGACAGGACGTTGGGCCGGCCGACTTGTTCAGGTCCAAAACCTCCCTCAAAATCACATCTCTGATCTGGAGGTGGCCAGGAACCTGATCCGTAACGGTTGTTTTGAAGCGGCAGAGATACTGTATGACTCGGTGCCAGATCTGCTGTCGCAACTCATCCGTACAGCATTTGTTCCGAAAGAGGGATGCAAATTTGTCGTTGCAGACTTTTCCGCAGTCGAAGCCAGGGCTCTTTCCTGGATGGCTGGAGAGAAATGGAGGATGGATGTCTTTGCAGAGAATGGTGATATCTACTGTGCATCCGCGTCTCAGATGTTTGGTGTCCCAGTTGAAAAGCATGGTGTGAATGGTGAGCTCAGACAGAAGGGCAAAATCGCGGAGCTGGCTCTCGGCTACGGCGGGAGCACAGGCGCAATGGTTGCGATGGGCGCTCTCGATCAGGGGCTTACGGAAGACGAGCTCAAACCGATCGTGGATTCCTGGCGTCAGACCAATCCGAAAATCGTGCAGCTCTGGTGGGAGATAGATAAGGCAGCCATCACTGCGGTGAAGGACAAAAAGCCGATCAGAGTTAAGTGCTTTACCTTCCATTATGAGTCGGGGTTCCTCATTGCGACCCTTCCGTCCGGACGGAGCCTGTACTATGCAAAGCCCAGAATTATGCGAAACGAGTATGACCGGGACAGCTTGACCTATGAAGGCGTGGGGACAGGAAAACGGTGGGAGAGAATCGAAAGTTACGGTCCGAAGATTATCGAGAATCTGACACAGGCTCTTTGCCGAGATCTTTTGGCAGAAGCTATGCAGCGGCTGTCAAATGCCGGGTACAGGATCGTCATGCATGTCCATGATGAGGTGGTGATCGAGGCACCGATGGATGCAGATGTAGAAACGGTCTGCAAGATCATGGCGCAGACCCCTTCCTGGGCGCAGGGCCTCGTCCTGAATGCTGCAGGATACGAGTGCATGTTTTATCAGAAAGATTAAGAGGAATTACAGATGGATGATTATTACATTCACATAGAGTATCCCAACGGCCAGTTGAATCTGGTCCTGGATGAGTTCTTCCCCTGCACGATCAAGGCAGCTAGGGTCATGTTTCCGCTGATCAACAGGTATGCTACTGCGGCAGAGAAGGAAAAGCTCCGTAAGCACCTCACACAGTGTGCGGAAAAGAGAAAGCAGGAATTGACTTCCATGGAGGCCGCTCACCACAGCGGCAGGAGACAGTCAGGAAGGAATTACAGTCACACAAACGCGATATACAAGCGGGCTCTGAGGAACCTGCAGTTTTTGGAGGATTAAGGCATGGAAGAGAAACTCATCAAAGAAGTGAAAATGATCAAGCATAAAATCCCGTGGCAAACGTACAAGACACTCATAGGCCAGATCAGGGCTGGCGACCTGAATGGAGCCGAGGTCGGGATCGGGAGACTCAAGCGAAAAATCGCGAGGAAGGAGGCTGGGTATGCGCGTAGCAATCGGTAAGAGCCGTATGGCCCTTAAGTGGAAAAACGAAGACTGGTCCTGGGAAAAACTTGTAGAGCGGTGTTCTCAGACCCTTCGTACTAAAGAGACAGTCCTCGAGTACAAGAAGATGACCCGCAGGCAGAGGGACAACATCAAGGACGTCGGAGGCTTCGTTGGTGGGTACCTGGTTAATGGGCGCAGGAAGGCGGAACATGTCCAAGGGAGGTCGCTTCTCACCCTGGACATTGATCAGGCGGCATGCGGGATCTGGGACGAGATTACTATGTTCTTTGATTACAGGTGCATGATGTACTCGACGCATAAGCACACACCGGAAGCGCCTCGTGTGAGGTGGATCATTCCATTCTCTAGAGAGGTAAATGCAGACGAATATCCGGCCATTGCCAGAATGATCGCCAAAGACATCGGGATCGATATGGTCGACGAGACCTGCTACCGGGTACAGCAACTTATGTACTGGCCGAGCACCAGCATCGATGGCCAGTTCCTGTTTGAGACACAGGACGGACCTCTTCTCAATCCTGATGTGATCCTTGCTAGATACAAGAACTGGCGTGATACATCTGAATGGCCGACCAGCTCCCGGGAAAATACTGTAATCAAACGGGATATAGCTAAGCAAGCGGATCCTCTTTTGAAGAAGGGCATCATTGGCTCTTTCTGCCGCACTTATACTATTGAGGCCGCAATCGACAAATTCCTGGGAGATGTATACAAACCTTCCACGATGGAAGGAAGGTATGATTATGTTCCTGCAGAGTCTACTGCCGGGGTTGTGCTTTATGATGACAAGTACGCCTACTCACACCATGCGACGGATCCAGCGAGTGGACAGCTATTAAATGCTTTTGACCTGGTCCGCGTGCATAAGTATGGAAGTCTTGATGAGAAGGCAAAGCTGGACACTGCGACGACAAAGCTTCCATCTTACAAGGCAATGCAGGAGCTTGCGTCTCAAGATAAAGAGGTCCGGTTGCAGCTGGCAAAAGAACGTGAAGCGGCAGCCCTTCAGGACTTTGCTGAGGAAGGTGATGGCGACCTTGATTGGCAGGCAGCATTGGAGATCGACAAGACAGGTGCTGTCAAAGATTCCCTGACCAACTTTGTTCTGATCATCCGAAACGACCCTCGACTAAAGGCAATCTCTTATAACGAACATCGCTGCGGGATCGATATACGGGATCCAGAGGCACTGCCTTGGAAACCGCTTAAGTCTGGATGGTCTGATTCGGACCTTGCATCCCTGTCTGCATATGTGGATAGAGTCTATCACATTTACTCTCCGTCGAAGATGAAGTCGGCGTTATTAACCGTCACGGCAGAGAGATCTTTTCATCCGATCAGAGAGTATTTCGATACATTACCAGAGTGGGATGGAACAAAAAGGATCGACACCCTTCTCATCGATTACCTGGGAGCAGAGGACTCTTCTTATACACGTGCCGTAATGAGAAAGACTCTTGTGGCAGCAGTCGCACGTATTTATGAGCCAGGGGTGAAATTCGATACGATTCTGGTCCTTGCCGGTGATCAGGGTATTGGCAAGAGTACCTTTTTTGCTCGCCTTGCGGGGGCCTGGTTTTCTGACTCTCTTTCCATCGCTGATATGCGGGATAAAACCGGTCCAGAGAAGCTGCAGGGTTTTTGGATCCTGGAGATCTCCGAGATGAACGGAATCAAAAAGGTCGATGTTGAGACAGTCAAGAGCTTTGCTTCACGCCAGGATGACAAATACCGTGTCGCTTACGGAACAGTGGTCGAGTCACATCCGCGTCAGTGCATTATTGTCGGAACCACAAATACAATGACTGGATTCCTGCGCGACGTGACAGGGAACAGGCGCTTCTGGCCGGTCAACCTGACAGGAACTACTGCGAGACACCCTTGGGACCTGTCAAGGCAAGAGGTCAGCCAGATCTGGGCGGAGGCTCTTACACTATATAATTCTGGGGAGGAACTGATTCTTAAAGGTGAAGAGGCCTCCCTTGCCATTGAACGGCAGCAGGATGCTCTCGAGAATGATGATCGAGAGGGCATGGTCCGTGAATACTTGGATAAGCTCCTTCCTGCAGACTGGCCCACCATGTCATTGTCTGCGCGTAGGCTTTTTCTTATGGGAGATGAATTTGATCAGACAGCGCATTCGGGGACCGTCCGAAGGGAGAGAGTTTGTAATGTCGAGATCTGGGCTGAGTGCTTTGGGAAAGATCCTACTACAATTCAGAAACAGGATTCATATGCCATCGCTTCGATAATGAAGAAGATAGAAGGATGGGAGCGTTATACAGGGAACAAGACGGGCAAAATGAAGTTTCCGATTTTTGGAGTGCAGTGTGCTTATGTAAGATCGGCAAACGAGGATAGTGATGATGCATTGCCATTTTGCTAGGTCAATGATCGTTGCCCATGGGCTTTTTGATTGCCAAGAGAGGGTATCGGCAAGTTCATGGGCAAAGGTAAATAAGTCAGTAAATATGCGGGCCTTAGACGGTTGGTTGCACAGGTTGCTTATAAACTCATTATTAAATAAAAAATAATATAACTATAGGGCAGAAGCAGTCGTATATATGTAAATGCACGTATAGAGTTTCAGATCCATCGTCAACGGCTATTGGCAACCGGGAGGATTAATGAGAGAAAAAATCGTGGAAGGCACTCTGGTGAAAAAAGTTAAAAATAGGAATGGGTTGGCACTCAAGCTCTCAAGTCCGGGTCTCGATGGGGTTCCTGATCGAATGGTATTGTTTGAACATGGGAGGCTCGGATTTGTGGAAATGAAAGCTCCTGGGCAGAAAATGCGACCTCTGCAGGAAAAGAGAAAAAGACAGCTGGAGTCGCTTGGGTTTTTGGTATTCTGTGTGGATTGCGTAGAACAAATCGAGGAGGTGCTGGATGCAATACAAGGCACATGATTATCAGGCATATGCGTCAGAGTTTATTCTAGACCATCCGGCATGCTGCCTGATGCTAGACATGGGATTAGGCAAGACAATCATCACCTTGACTGCACTATGGGAACTGTTACTTGACAGGTTCGAAGTAGGACGGGTACTGATCATAGCACCAAAGAGGGTGGCTGCCGGAACATGGCCGCAGGAGATTGGAAAGTGGGATCACCTAACGGGTATCACGTACTCTGTGGTCATGGGTGATGCAAAGCAGCGAAGAGAAGCCCTGATGAAGCCGGCCTTTGTGTATATCGTCAACAGGGAAAATGTGGCATGGATTGTTGAGAATGGATACTTTCACTTTGACATGGTGGTGATCGATGAGCTGTCCTCCTTCAAGTCCTATCAGAGTAAGCGGTTCAAAGCGCTGCGGAAGGTACGCGGAAAGGTCAAGCGTGTGGTTGGACTTACCGGTACTCCCGGAAACCTCATGGACCTGTGGGCGGAGATCGGACTCATAGATATGGGCGAGAGGTTGGGAAGATTCATCACCAGATACCGGGAAGCCTACTTCGTGCCGGATAAGAGGAACCAGATGGTGATCTTTTCCTACAAACCCAAAACTGGTGCAGAGGAGGCGATCTATGAGAGGATTAGCGATATCTGTGTTTCCATGAAGGCAAAAGACTACCTACAGATGCCGGACCTTATTGTCTCGAACGTCGAGGTCCAGATGAATGAGCGGGAGCGGAAAAAATATGATCAGTTGAAGGCAGACCTGATCCTTCCCATGGAAGATGGCGATATTGATGCAGCTTCAGCAGTAGGTCTCTCAAACAAGCTCCTACAGATGGCCAACGGTGCTTGTTACGATGAAAACGGGAAGGTGAGAGTTATCCATGATCGAAAGCTCGATGCATTGGAAGACCTGATCGAAGCGGCAAACGGAAAGCCGATCCTGATTGCCTACTGGTTTAAACATGACAGGGAAAGGTTGGTGAAGCGGTTCCAGGCTGTTCCGATTGATAAGTCAGAGGACATAGAAAGGTGGAATTGTGGGGAGATCCCTGTTGCGATCATCCACCCAGCATCTGCTGGCCATGGATTAAATCTTCAGGCAGGAGGAAGCTATCTAGTGTGGTTTGGTCTCACCTGGTCGCTGGAACTATACCAACAGTGCTGCGCAAGGCTATACCGGCAGGGCCAGGAACATACAGTCACAATACAGCACATAGTAACTCGGGGGACTATTGATGAAGACGTGTTGGGAGCGTTGGAGAAGAAGGACTGCACGCAGGAAGCGATAATGGCTGCGGTGAAGGCGAGACTTGGAGGTGATCAGGATGCGTGAGCATGTGGAAAACATAATCTCTGAATATCCGAAAATGTTGAGTACGAGGTCATTCTTGAAGAAGCAGATCGAAGGATATGTTCCGGTGACCATCGATGATGTGATTGATTCCATGACATTTTCTCAGCCTGGCGGAGAACGCGTACAGAGCAGCAATACTTCAGATAAGACATGTACAGTGGCGTTGCACTATCGGGACAAAGTGAATCGGATGAATGAAGAGGTGATCAGCGAATGGATAAAAGAGTACGATTATCTGGATGCGGAGATTGCTTTTCTGGAGAACTGCATTCGCGATCTTCCAGGTGAACTGCAAGATGTCATGTGCGCATTGGTCCTGGATGGCGATAGCTGGGATGAGGCACAGGCATGCTTATTGATGAACCGTAAGACCATTGCATCTCGAAGAAGAGAAGCGATCAGTCTGATAACACTGGCTTACCAGAAGCGGGCATCCAGGATTGAAGCGGTGATTTTGAGTTGAAAAAAGTAATAGATCTTTAACTCGTAGCAAATTGCGACGAGTATTGACAAGCGGAATTCGACTGTGATAATGTAAAGGCATGAAAATTGCTCGTCACAAACTGCGACGAGCGGAAAGGGGCGCAGATATGCTTGTCAAAGATTTTTTGGGAAATATTCAGGGTGTCGGATTCCATGTCTTTGATTCTCATCAAGAACAAATGAACGATGTCGGGGTCGGCCATGATGACCAGGATTTTGAGGTGTATACATACAATATTCGCAAAAACAATAAGCCGAAAGAGGGAGATGTCTTCTTATATAGGCGGCCTGGTAAGTCCTCACGTAATCGGAGATTTTATATTTACGGTGGAGGAGTGATCAGTAAGATTACTGAGCCAGATGAAAAAGGTGATGTTAAAGCCTTGGTAAAAAAAGCATTCAAGTTGAAGACTCCGATCTATCAGGGCCAAGAGCGAATCGAGAAGTTGATTTGGACATCAAAAAAACGGAAACCGAGCACATGGAATCATTTCTGGTCGCAATATGGCATGAACGTAATCAATGCTCATGATTTCTATTCACTTGTAGGGGATCTTGAATGCTATAGGCCTGACAGTAAGAGTACGACAGGTGCGGATTGGATGGAGATGGTCGAGGAATATGAGCATGTTAAAAATGTAGACCCGACTGGCTTCAGCATACATGTTGATGCAACCCGGGTGAAGGAGCAGCACATTATCCTTGCTCAGAGCAATCCGACGATCCAGGGGAACTGCTTCCAGAATAGATTAATCGCGGAGGAGGAAAAGACTCTTGGAAGAGCGGGAATCGAATTGGTTCTTGAGCTCGAACGAGAGCGTGCACTTGAGTGGGGGGGCAGGGTAGAGAGTCGAGCTGATATTACAGAGGGTATAGGAGGATTCGATATTAGAGTCACTTCTCCAGAAGGATTCAAAAAATATATCCGGGTGAAGACGACAAGGTCTTCGAATGCAGATGGATTTTATTTAACATCGAATGAATTGAATGCGTACCGGAAGAAGCCCGGTATGAAAAGTGACTATTGGATATATCGTGTGTACAACTACGATCTGAAAACCAAGACAGCAAATATAAAACGGTTTCATCTCCCTATGAGGGATGATGCATTCAGATTCGAAGCTGTCAGCTGGAAAGTATTTGCGAAGGAGGAATGGTAATAAAATGGCGAAAAAGGAAACTGAGAAAACAGTTAATACAGAAATTGTAGAGAAAAAGGACACAGGGATGTCCGCCATGCAGGATCTCGATTATCAACGCGAAATCTTGAGTGACATTGAGATGGAGAATAGCGGCTTGTTAGTTGATTTTCCGGGTGAGAATACAGAACATATTCTTGATATCACGTCAGAGGTCGCTGCAATGAAAACACTTGTGCCTGATGATATTTATAAGGATATGGTCAGAGAAACACTTGCAGATGACAAAATGTCAAGGTCAGAAAAAAACACAGAAGCTCTACGGATACTGGATCATAAAGCAGATTACGAGAAGAAGAGTGCTGAGATCGTAGAGGATATCCAGACAAAGCGGGTGAGAAATTACCAAGATGTAAAAGAGGCTCAAAAATATAAGGGTTATGTAAAGTCCGGGAAGAAGCTGCTGCATCACTTGTTTTGCACAAAACAGGGTCGTAACGCGATAAAGTCTACCATGACTTTAATTTCAAAAGCAATGAAAGCATAAACGTTGCCGGTTGCCGAGGTTGCCCATTTTTTCAACATTTTTAAATTGTAATTCGAAAAAAACTGGGTACTGACGAGGCAAAAATACTGTGATAAAGTGTATGATGACAAGAGAAGGAGAGGTCCTGCAGTCAAGTGCTGCTGGGCCTTTTTTCATGTCTAAAAGGAGGAAGCCATGCCGACAAAACCGAACACACCATGTAAGCATCCTGGTTGTCCCGCCTTGGTTCCGTATGGCCGTAAATACTGCGACCAGCATGCATCCGCTCACCCAGAGGAAGTAAGATCTGCCTCAAACCGTGGGTATGGCGGTCGATGGAGGAATGCACGTAAACTGTTTCTACAAACGCATCCTCTGTGCGTAGAATGCCTAAAGGAAGGCCGGTATGTAAAGGCGACAGTCGTCGACCATATCGTACCCCATCGTGGAGACCCGTCTCTCTTCTGGGATCGAAGTAATTGGCAGGCGCTTTGCAAACACCACCATGATGTAAAGACGATGACAGAGGATCGGTACCAGGAGTATCGGTATTGATCATGTGTTACGGGACCTCTTCAACCTACGGTCTTTCTTCTTCCTTGCCCGCTCCAAATGGAAAGCGTCGTGATCCTTAATGTATTCACAGCATGCATGTATAAAAGGTCTGCTCTTTTGCGGATGGTATGCCTTAGCGGTGTTATGTCTGTGGTGGATCAAAAAGGATCGTTGTCCGTTGTAGTTTTGTTCTAACAGATACCAGTAGTGCCCAGTGTTCTTTGAACGAAGGACAATGGAGTAGTCTTTTACCCCCTCGACGACAAAGTACTCGGTGTCTATAGCTTTAAGATCATTACTGTCAATCATCGTGAGTGTCCTCTTTTAGTGCAAATTGCGGGTGTTTATCCAATGGTACCACCTGCTATAACTAAAATCACTCGCGAAATACTAAAAATAATAACGAAAATACGAAAATGGGAGGGGCGGGTCACTTCTCTACGGTGAAGTCACCAGGGACCGCCGCCCCCTCTCGCGTACTTTTTCGCAAAATTCAAAAGGGGGTTTTCCCGGAGCCCCAGAGAAAACGGGAATTTTAGACACTGACAAAGGCCTGCGGGGTACCCCGTTTCGTTTATAAGTTTAGAAAGTGAGGTGATTTCATGACGGATGAGCAGGCATTACAGATCAGGAAGCTCAGGTCCCAGGGCATGGGATACAGAGCGATCGCATCGGTCACGAATCTCTCACGAGATTATGTCCGAAACTACTGCCGGTCGATGGGGATCGGCGGGTACCGCATTGAATATGAGATGAATCTGCAGGAGAGAATGAACGATGGAAGGGCATGTGCCTTCTGCGGTGCAGAGTTGGTGCAGCCACACACTGGCAGGCACAAACGCTTTTGCAGTGACATCTGTCGAAGGACCTACTGGCGTATGCACAGGGCAGAGCTGAAAAAGAAAGAATCATCCATCTACACGATGGAGTGCCCGTACTGCCACGAGATATTCGAAGCCTACGGAAATAAGAACAGAAAATATTGCTGCCATGAGCATTATGTCCTGGACCGGTTTGGAGTATGCAAAAGTGTCAATTCTGATCTGGTGAAATGAGCATGACTCCCATATCCTTAATCCAGGAGGTGAAAGCATGTTCAATACAATCCAGTTCGGTAACCGAATCGCGCAGATAAGACGCGAGAAAAACATGACGCAGGATGACCTTGTGGAACTTGTCGGTGAAGACTATATTTCTGTTTCCACTTTAAAAAGAATCGAAAGCGGCAGGGGCCACATTGATATGCTCCGGATCATAAGGATCTGTAAGGCACTGGGCTGTGAGCTTCAGGGTCTAACCGGAGAAACCACACTGAGGGGAATACTGGAAAAGGCTTATGATGAGCCAGGCGAAGAGGGAGAAATACAGGATCGATTATGTCGGCAGCATCTCTTTTATCCAGTTTCAACGGACTCAGTCCTTTATAAAACTATGCCGATCACAACACTGATGCAGTTTTTGATTTATCTTCCGCTTATGGAAGATGCGGAAGTATTGGATGCCCTACGGAGAATTGAAGGAGATATCTTTGATCGTGAGTTCTATGTGATAAACAATCTCTGGAACTTGTACAAACACATTCCTGACAGCAAAGCTAAGCGTTATGCGGATTACCAGGCGTCAAAATGTACATATGACTATTGTGTAGATTTCTACTCTAACAGCATTACTGAGGCTGACGAGCTTTGGCGTGACCCGGAGCGCTGTGAGGAAATGCTGTCCTGTCATGATGAGTACATAGCTCTCATTGACAAGAAGAAAAAGAGAGCTGAGGCAGTGACGGCGCTGCAGGAGTAAAACACCAATTATATAAGACAAAAGAGCGACTCTGAAACGGGTCGCTTTTATAATGCGGAAAAAGGAGCAGGAGATGGAATTTAAGAAGATCAAGATCGCGGAGCTGGTGCCAGCCGCGTACAACCCCAGGAAGGAATTGAAGCCTGGCGATAAGGAATACGAAAAGATCAAGAACAGCATTTCTGAGTTTGGTTATGTTGATCCGGTCATCGTGAATAAGGACATGACAGTCATAGGCGGGCACCAGAGAATCAACGTATTGAAGGACCTGGGCTTTACCGAGATTGACTGCGTGGTGATCGACATTGATAAGACAAAAGAAAAAGCTTTGAACATTGCCCTCAATAAGATCACCGGCGAGTGGAATAAAGAGCTGTTGGCGGATCTGATCCAGGATCTGCAGGATTCCGACTTTGATGTAGATCTTACTGGTTTTGATCCTCCGGAAATTGATCAGCTTATGTCCTCTGTACATGACAAGGATATCGAGGAGGACGACTTTGATATTGACGCGGAGCTTTCCGAGCCAGCAATGAGCCGCCTCGGGGACCTGTGGATCCTGGGTGACCACCGGCTTCTTTGCGGCGACAGTACCCTGCCGGAAAACTACGATCTGCTGATGGAAGGAAAGCGGGCAAACCTGGTCGTGACGGATCCTCCCTACAACGTTGATTATGAAGGAAGCGCCGGCAAGATCAAAAACGACAAGATGGCCGAGGAGCAGTTTGAGAAGTTCCTCTTTGCAGCCTATGTCAACATGGAAGCCAACATGGAGGATGACGCATCCATCTATGTTTTTCATTCTGATTCCCATGGCCTGGCTTTTCGAAAGTCCTTTGAAGATGCCGGCTTTTACTTATCCGGGTGCTGCATTTGGAAGAAGCAGTCCCTGGTCCTGGGCAGGAGCCCGTATCAGTGGCAACATGAGCCGGTACTTTATGGTTGGAAAAGATCAGGCAAACATCAATGGTATTCGGATCGTAAGCAAAGTACTATCTGGGAGTATGACAAACCGAAGAAAAATGACCTGCATCCGACAATGAAGCCGGTGGCGCTGATTGCCTATCCGATCAAGAATTCTTCCATGAGCCACTGTATTGTTCTTGATCCCTTCGGGGGCTCCGGCAGTACCCTGATCGCCTGTGAACAGACTGGCCGTGTCTGTAGGATGATCGAGCTCGACGAGAAATATGTAGATGTCATTGTGAAACGGTACATCGATTTTGTGGGCTCAAGCGATGGAGTGTCTGTTGTCCGAGATGGACAGAAAATACCTTATGTAGATTTAGATGTAGAGTGACTGCTTATAAAAGCAAAAAGACAGAGATTTCTCTCTGCCTTTTCGCAACAAACAAAACACACACTCACTCAGGAGTGATGCATATTATAATATCACTTTCGCCATGAAAAGCAAGGATCAAGAGCTATTATCATCACCACAATAATATCTGCCGAGAACCTGCAGAATTAAGTTGACTTATAGCCCGCACAGAGTGATGTATGGTACTACCAAAAAACACATGAAAGGAGCACATCATGAAGATTGCGAGCTTAACTGAGGACAGAAAAAAACTGGTCAGGGCACTGGAGGAAGCAACCGGTGAGAAGGCGAATTACATGGGTGCGCCGAGCTTCAACTATGAGGTCGGGCCTTACACAGTAACCCGGGACGGCACGATTTTGGTCGAGGATGCAAAGGCTGATGAGGCGGTTCTTGCAGAAATGACTGCCAAGGGGCTTCTTAAGAACAACGAAGAAACAACCGATGAGATGCCCATGATTGTTTCCCTTCCCTTATCGGATCACACCGGCAGGAGCCTTTGCAACATGGTCAACATGATCCACTCCAAGGAGGTCCTCCTCTCAAAGGCGGTCGGCTGCCCTGGCTTTTACCAGGTTTCGGATGGGCTGATCAAAGAGCTTTCTGAGAAAGCTCCGCAGACCACAGCGGATTTTATAAAGATCATAACAGCCGCTGGAAAGGATGCTCTTTCCGGGATCGCCTTCGAGGATGAAAAGATCGAGATGCTTTTTCCTGGCACGCAGGATTCAGACCGGATACAGACCTACATGCAGCTTACCGAGCTGATGGGAAAGATGGCCAGGAGGCAACAGCGGGTGCACGCAGCCAAGTGCAAAGACACAAACGAAAAGTACACCTTCCGTGTTTGGCTGATGCGCCTGGGGATGATGGGGGATGAATACAAGGTAGCAAGGAAAATCCTCCTTAAGAACCTCAAGGGGCACACGGCCTTCAGGACAAAAAGCCAGGCAGAGGTGGCAAAGGAGAAACTCAAACTGCAGCGAGAGGCAGAGAGAAATACTGCCGACGAACTTGCCTTTGAAGAACTGTGAGGTGACGCATGAGATTTCCAAAAAGAGAGACGATCGAAAGACTCCGCAAGCAGTACCCTGTGGGCTGCAGAGTTGAGCTTATACAGATGGATGATTTCCAGGCACCTCCGATCGGGACAAAAGGGACCGTGACCGGTGTGGATGATATCGGTTCAATCATGGTGGACTGGGACAACGGAAGCTCTCTTTCAGTAGCCTTTGGGGAGGACCATTGCAGGAGGATCTGTAATGACTGAAATCGTAAAAGAAGAGATCCTGGCTATTCGCGATACCGGCCTGACAAATATGTTCGACTTGCCTGTGGTGCAGCGGCTGGCTTATGAGCGTGACTTCTTCGACCTGGTCGTTTATATCGAAGAGCACCCCAAGGAATACGCCCATTTCATCCTGACTGGCGAGGCATAAATGTACACAAAGGCTCTCTGGAATCTTTGTGCACATTATGGTTCGAAATATGTTGCTATATATCCGCCGTAGAGTGATTAATACCATAACAAAAAACACATCACGCATACGGAGGAAAACACCATGATGGACAAGAACAACACCTACTTCGAAAACCTTTACAAGATCGGCTGCGAATGGGAAGCGGCGAGAGAAGAGCGCAGGGCCCGCAAGCAGACAATCATCGACACCTTCGGCTGGGACAGCGAAGAGCTGAAAGCCTGGTACGAAGAGGACAAGGCAGCAGCCTTCCCCTTCTCACAGGGAACCAGCAAAGCCTACAGAGCCTGGAAGAGCAGCATCCAGCGCAAAGAAGACGAGGTTGAGATGAACGACTTCCTTTGGGAGCGCGAGGTTACGGACTTCATCGATGCCCTCCGCCAGGCCGGGATCAAGACCTTTGTTTACACCAACCAGAGCACAGCGGTTATGGAAAACCTGCACCAGTTCGCAGCTGCCGGCTGCAAGATGGAAGGTCTTTGCACCATCACAAGACAGGAAGACCGCTGGGGAGAGGAAGAGCCCTACGAGGTCATGGGAATCCGCTTTTCCTTAAACTAAGCACAAACCTTTTTCACCAAAGCCACGGAGCCTTCGGGCTCTGTTGGTCGTTATACAGGAGGATCATATGAGTAATACGAAGAGCACGCTTGTGTCATGTGTGGTCCCGTCTCCGAATAATTCGGGACCCAGAGCTTATCAAGTAACAAGAATTACGCCGCACTGCATGGTTGGACAATTATCCGCCAAGAAGTGCGGCGATCTTTTTGCCCGCAGTTCCTACCAGGCATCGTCCAACTATGGCATTGGTACGGATGGGGAGATCGGGCTGTACGTGGACGAGACAAAGAGGTCCTGGTGCAGTTCCAATGCGGACAACGACAATAAAGCGATCACCATCGAGTGCGCTTCCGATACGCGCAGCCCCTATGCAATGAACAGTAAAGTCTATGCCTCCCTGGTCAGGCTCTGCGTGGATATCTGCCGGCGCTATGGGAAGAACAAGCTGATCTGGTTTGGGGATAAGAATAAGACCCTTGCCTATAAGCCCAAGGAGAATGAGATGGTGTTGACGGTCCACCGGTGGTTTGCCCAGAAGTCATGTCCCGGAGATTGGCTCTACAGCCGCCTTGGGAAGCTAGCAGATCAGGTGACAAAAGAGCTGGAAGGCGCTGCTCCGGCAGCCGATGACAAAAAGGAAGAGAAGCCGGGAAAGCTTTATAAAGTACAGTGCGGAGCCTTTTCCAAGATGGAGAATGCCCAAAAGCGCGTGCGGAACCTGAAGGCTGCAGGCTTTGATGCAGTGATCGTGGAGGAATAATCTATGGCAAAGACAATGTATAAGATCCAGATCGGAGCATACAAACAGAAAAGTAATGCTCAAAAGGTGGTAGCCAGGCTGAAGAAGGCTGGGATTCCGGCAGCGATCATTACTGTGGGGAACTTAAAGAAAGTGCAGTGCGGAGCTTTTTCTGTCAAGGCCAATGCAGAAAAGCGCCTGGCTGAAGTAAAGAAGAAGGGGTTTCCGAATGCAGTCCTTATTACAGTTCCTTGCACCCAGGATCCTAAGCCTACACCTGTAGTTACTACTTCAAACCGGATCAGGATTGCTGCCCTGGCCTTCTTTGATACCGGGAGTGAAGCGAGTCAATATGGTGACTGCACAGCTCTGATCCAGTATGGATCGGACGACAAAACTGTGGAGCATGCGGTCCTTGTTGATACTGCAATGGCAAAATCCTCCGCAAACGTGATCAAAAAGCTGAAGGCCCTGGGCGTGACAAAGCTCGACGCGATCGTGATCAGTCATGCCCATGGTGATCACTACGGTGGAGTTACAAATATCAAGAATGTCTTTCCGACAGCGGATATCTATGTCCCTGATCCTTCTGGGCTGGATAAGTACCAGAAGGCCTATGGGAACGCACTGCGCAGCCAGTACAAAAAGGCAAAGGGCCACTACATGAAACCCGGGACCTCTTTTACGATCGGCGCCATGCAGTTCGAGTGCATCTACCTTTGCCCTGCTACTTCACTTAAGGAGCATGACACCCACCACTTCGTGAACAACCAGTCAGCAGCTATGCGGATTAACTTAAACGGCTGGATCTATCACACAGCTGGTGATCTCCAAAATGAGGGAAATAACCTCCTGGTAAAATCCGTGAAAAACCTGAAAGCTGACATCTACAAAGTACAGTGGCATGGGGACGCCAATGCCTGCAATGAGACGATTTGCAAAGCGGTCAGGCCTTTGGTCGCATTTTCGAATTATCACCATAAAGAAGGCTCAGGACGCGGAACCACCAGGAAGCGCCTAGAGGCGGTTGGAGCTACGGTCGCCAGAAACCACGAGAACGGAGACATTTACATCGACTGCCTGCCTGGTGTGATGCAGCTGTCCTGTTCTAAGAAGAACCTGTCAAAAACCTTCACAAAGGCAATCGCTGCGGTTCCGGAAAAGTGGTCCTCCTATAAGGTTTCGCTCTCAACCAAAGTGGAGCCCAAGGATGTGTCCCCTGGCATGCTTCTTGCGATTGAACCGGAGGATTATACAAAAGCCGAGATTGCGGCCCTGAAGGCAAAGGGCGCATTCCTTCTTGGATACTTGTCTGCCGGGTCAGTATCTGATGAAAGGAGCTACTACAAAACTCTCAAGGATTACGCATTGGATCCTCTCCCTGACTGGCCACATGAAAAGTACCTTGATCTTAGGCGCACTGCTGCCCGCGACTGGTGTATAGCACGGGCCAAGGAAATCAAGGCACAGGGATTTGATGGCTGGTGGATCGACAACCTCGATGTCTACGAGGAATATAAGAGCTCCGCCATGTATGAAGCAATCACCTCGGTCCTTACAAAGATCAAGGTCCTAGGCGGCTACGTGATGGTAAATGGTGGTATGGAATATCTGCAGAAAGCCATGGACGCCGACTCTGATCATAAAGGAATCGGCAATGTTGATGGCGTGACCCAAGAAGAAGTTTTTTCCCGGATCACCAACTACAAGGGCACCGGTGAATTTGGCTCCCAGAGCTCACAAGATTCTTCTGAGTACCAGTCCCATCTGGTCCGCTGCATCCGCCATAAGCTGCAGGCCTTCCTTCTTGAGTATACGAAGGACAATGTCCTGAAGCTCAGGATCCAGGCCTTCTGTACTGAAAAGGGGACCTCTGGATGCTGCATTTCTAACGATGTAAATCTTTGATTCAAAAGCATAATGACTGTCAGGAGGCCTCTACGCAGAGGTCTATTTTTATGCCTTAGTGTTTATTGTGCTAAAATTGCCATCTTAAAGCTGTGAGTTGATATAATGGCCCCTCACTGTAAATAGTTTTACAACAAAGGAGGATTCAAATGACACAGTTATCAACCATTGATCGATTCACAGCTCTCTCTGCACAGCTTAACGGAATGAGTGAATTGTTCCGTATCCTTTTGGAAAATGACCAGCCCATCCGGAGGGAGCTCTTTGAATTTCTTTCATTCTCTGCAGAACAGATGGGAGCAGAATGTGGTGAAATTGCAGAAGAAATGAGCGTAAAAGAAGAGCTGTAATGAACGAAAAATTGTCAGATTATTCCTCAAATATTACTTGCTATATGTGCCGCTTAGAGTGATTAATACCATAACAAAAACACATAGCTAGGAGGAAAAAGCCATGACAATCAACAAAGCAATGAGAACCTACAGACTTCCGAATCCCACCACCACCGAGGACCTCGAGTGCCGCTGGAGTAAGATTTTGAACTTTGGCGACAAGGTTCTCCTGGCGGGCCATTACTACAACGGAATGGGCAAGCCCAGCTACTTCGGAGCGGTTTACGAGCATCTGGACGACGACCTTTCTTGCGAAGGAACCATCGGACTTTACGCAGTCAGCGAGGTTGAATTCGAAGACGATGGCCACGCGATCGCCTGGGCGATGCAGCAGTAAGAAGGGAGGGCCGGATGAACTACGCAGAGAAGATGGAGATGGAATGCAGGCTTCTGGGAAATCTTGCAGACTGGATGGTAAAGCACGGTAGAGTTCTTACGGACCGGCAGCAGAGTAACGCCTTCTGCGGCATCCGAATCCGGGAAGTGATCTGGCGGGGAAACCGCTTCGATATCGTCGAAGTGGACGGTATGACTTGCCAGATCGAACGCCAGTGAAGGAGGGGGCCATGGGGAAGAGAAAAAAGCAAGGTGAGGAGATCATTGAGCTTTTGATGCACCGGGATGGGATCACAAGAGCGGAAGCAAAAGACCGGTACGAGTACGCAAAGGAAGAGTTTCGTGAGGCCTTGGCAGGAAACGGTTACAGGGATCCCGAAGACATCCTTGCTGAAGAGCTCGGGATTGAAATGGATTACATTTTCGAGTTTATTTGAAGCGGCTGACCTGCCGCAGCCACAAAACCACAAAAGCCTCCGGGCTCTTGTGGTCGTAGTAATATACACAATTTCCTCGGCCAATCTTTGTACATTTTATGCTCAAAAATGAGTGGATATATACCTCGTTTAGAGCGAATATGTCCATACCGAAAGGGAAAACAAACAAAGAAAACGGAGGAAAAACATGAACGCATACACACTGAGAAACCACCTGGAGCTCAAAGAGCACAACACCGCAATCACCAAAGAGGCTTTTGAAACCTTCTTTTACAAAACAACCGAGCGGATCACCTTTACCTTTAACGGTTGGGACGGCAAGAGCTACGACGGAGAGAGCCGCAAAGCCAGGGTGATCAGAACAAGGATCGCCGGCTACGAAGAGGTCAGGCTCATCAAGGTTGGAAAGCACCTTTGCTACATCGATGAAGAAAGCATGATCACCGAAAAGGCAACCGGAGAGAAGCACCCGGAAGCACAGTGGCTGGTCGAAGTGCAGAGAGGCTAAAAAAAGGAGGAAAGAGCCATGACAAAACAGGAACTGATCAAGATGACCGGAAGCGAAGAACAGGCAGCATACGCGATGGAGATTCTCCTCAGGAATTGCAAGAAGGATTTCGTAAGGCTGGCAATCCAGGCGGAGCTGAACAAGATCGATGCCCAGATCGAAGCCTTCAAAGAGGAGGGGATCATTTACGAAGTAAACCATTCCAACCATGTAAACTGGGGAAAAGCCCAGGAGGTTTTCGGGAACGAGCCTGGCGCCTACTGGCATGCAACCGATGAGCAGAAAGCGGAAGCCGAGAGAATTGAAAGGCGATGCACAGAAGCGAGCGCCCTCCTTTACAAAAGGAACCGCACGGTGGACCTTATAGCAGTCAGATAAAACAAAACCTCGCAAAAGAACACACCGGGAAACAGGGCCAAGGATGCCCTTTTTCTCGTAGAGAAGTAAAGATTTGGTACATGATTATTCCCCTACCTAAACATCAGATTTGCTGGATAATTCAATTAGAAATGATTACCTTACAACCTTCCATTCTTCAACTATCAAGTTCGGTAATGTCTGTCGTCAGATTGAATCTCTCGAATATATTATCAATATTGGCCGCAAAGACAATATATGATGTTTGTGTTTCAACATGTGAAACTGTAAGAATAATATAATGAATTTTACGCAACCTATTTTGCCCTAATGTACTCACATATGGTAAGATTAAATCTATATCATAATATTAATACTACAGGCAGTACTAAAAAAGTGAAGATAATAATTGGCAAATAACGTCTTTGGAAATTAGGTAAAGAAAAGAGACAAGAACATGACAGAACAGAAAATGGATGGTAACCCTAATAATGAGGAAGCAGTTTTATCAAATACTATTCAGGAACTAAAAAAACTCCAACTTGTGTTTAATGAACATTTTATGCAATTATTACCATTTTTAGGTGCTATCATTTCAACTACGATATTGTTTGTTTCTGGTTTTGTTGATAAAATGTATTACTCAGAATATTATAAGGTTTTTGATATAAGCCCCTTTTTTGTTGATTCCCCCTCTTCAACTGTGAATAAGTCTATGGAGTGGTTTATCTTAAATATAATAATTATTTCCTTGATTTGTATATCTTGCTTGTTCTCATTATCCAAACCTGTAAAAAAAATAACTATTGCAACAAATAAATACAAAAATATTGGTGAAGATAACACTTCCTGGAAAAATAACATGCATTTTAGAATAGAATTGGTCAAGTATTTTTTTATCAATTGCACTAAAGTGTGTTGTTATATTTATTTTGCTTTACTTATATTCATATTCGGCATTACTGATTCCATTCTTGATATGCAAAAGTACAATAGCAATATCGTGATTTATGATTTAGTAACCGCATTAGTTATTATGATTTTGATCGTAATAATCTGTTCCTTTTATATCAGTAGATTATATAAATATGATTTTGATTCTATAAAAAAGATTAGAGAGGAAAGAACGAAATATCTCAAATATAAGCAAAATAAAAAAAGAAAATTGTTCGGAAGAATAATTGATGACCATAGATATAGACCAATTATCGATGAGTTATACAATCCTGATATTCAAGCTTTAAATGCGGATATGAAAAGGAACGATGAATGGGCGCTCACCCCACAAGGAATTTTATTCTTAACTATTGCAATAGTTATTTTTATTTCTTTCATCTTATTAACGGGTGCTTCTATCATGGGAAGAGCAGATGCACTTACGCAGCAGAGGTATTATGTTAACGAAGAGGATAATGTCTGTATACCAGTATCGACAACAACATATGCTGTCATTGAAACTGAAATAAAAGATGATTTTGCCCTGATATATACTCATAATAAAAGATTTGTAGACAATAGTATTATTGTGAAGACAAGGGTATTTGAGAATACTTCTATTATTGATCGTGATGGAAATACTATTACTTTTACTTCTTTATATTAGGATGTATAGTATATGCCATAATAAAAAAGAATTAACAGTACTATCTGAATAGAATAACGAATGCCAGGGATGATTAATACAAAAAGCGCTAAAGGGTAAAACCGGGTAGCGCTTTTACTTATTTACAGAGGATTATAATGACGTAGGAATGCTATATCGGAGAAGTGGTATTATAATTATTTGGAAGCATAAAGAAATAAATTCTATCAATATTCCGTGTTTAAGTAATCCCATTGGGCTCATTTCATTCTCAATAGTGGGCTTATGAGCATGTGAAGTAGATCATTTCGAGATTTTGAATGTAGGCTGGGAAGCTGAATGTTATATCAGTTGTATGAACAGTAAAAAAACAGGTTAAAAACTTTATGAAATTCTGGGGTTGGAAGTTATTTGTGCATTTACGGGATATATTCTCCATAGAAAATAATCTTAATACCATATTATATGAATATAACTACGAAATCAGGCGAAGATTTATAGTAAAGCATAAATAATACTTTTTTACATTGTATAAATCATTTATCGGAGTACCTGCGTCTTAAGAAGTAAGGGCTCTTTTTATTTTGCCATAAAGAGAGGAGGTGATCCCAATGGCTACGAGAGGCAGAAAGCCGAAACCCACTGCTCTAAAACTCCTGGAGGGCAATCCTGGGAAAAGACAACTGAACATGAATGAGCCTCGCCTTACACAAAAGATGCCTCCCGAATGCCCAGACTGGCTAGAAGAAGAGGCTCAGGCAGAATGGAATCGGCTTTCCGAGACACTGTTTGAAATGGGGATCCTTACTGATCTGGATGTGGCTCCTTTTGCTGCATATTGCCAGGCATATGCCAGGTGGCGTGAGGCAGAAGAATTTATAAGCCAGCACGGATCCATCGTAAAGACAAAAACGGGTTACTGGCAGCAAGTTCCGCAGGTGTCGATCGCGCATACAAACCAGAAGGCTATGCTGCAGGCGGCTGCAGAGTTTGGTCTGACCCCGTCCGCCAGGAGCAGGATTATTGCTGGAAATGCCAAAAAGGAAGAAGTCGATGAGATGGAGTTCCTACTGACAGGAGGTGCATAAGATGGGGAGTAGGGATCGTCCAGTGGACTATCCAAAGCTGGAAAACTATGAGCCGACTAAGTTCATGCTGCCAACATCCCACTATGATGAGGCAAAGGCAGACCGTGCAGTCCGGTTTATTGAAAACTTGAAACATACAAAAGGCAAATGGGATGGGAAACCATTCTGGCTCTTGCCCTGGCAGGAGCAGATCATCCGAGATCTCTTTGGGATTGTCGATGAGAATGGTCACAGACAGTTCCGGACGGCTTATGTAGAGATAGGCAAGAAAAATGGCAAGAGTGAGCTTGCTGCAGCTGTGGCACTCTATCTTCTTTATGCGGATAATGAACCTTCAGCAGAAGTATACGGTGCGGCAGCAGACCGGCAGCAGGCATCCATTGTCTTTGATGTGGCAAGGCGAATGGTAGAGAAAACACCGGCCCTTTATAAAAGGTCAAAGATGATGACAGCCACAAAGAGAATCGTCAACTACAGCAACGCTGGCTTTTACCAGGTCCTCTCAGCGGAAGTAGGAACAAAGCATGGCCTGAACGTTTCCGGCCTGGTCCTAGATGAAGTACATACACAGCCAAATAGAAAGCTGTATGACGTACTTACCAAAGGATCCGGTGATGCGCGTGAGCAGCCTTTGTATTTCCTGATTACGACTGCTGGCACAGATAAAGAATCGATCTGCTACGAGCTTCATTCGAAAGCAATGGATATCATGGCAGGCAGGAAGATTGACCACACCTTTTATCCAGTGGTTTATGGCCTTACAGATGATGAAGACTGGAAGGATGAAGCAAATTGGTATAAAGCGAATCCATCCCTGGGCCAAACGATACAGATAGAGAGGGTGAGGGATGCCTTCCGCGAGGCCATCGATAATCCCGCAGAGGAGAATGTTTTTAAACAGCTCCGCCTGAACATGTGGGTGTCCTCTTTGACCCGCTTCATCCCTGAACAGATCTACGACTTGGGAAATGAACCGATCAATGTTGAGGCGCTCAAAGGGCGTGATTGTTACGGTGGTCTGGACCTTTCTAGTACAGGTGATATCACGGCATTTGTACTTATGTTCCCTCCGAGGAATGATTCAGAGAAGTATGTGATGCTTCCCTTCTTCTGGATTCCAGAAGATACTATCCCTATACGGGTGCGTCGTGCTTCTGTTCCCTACGATGTCTGGTATAAGCAGGGATATCTAAATGCAACAGAGGGAAACGTGATCCACTACGGTTTTATTGAAAAGTATATCGAGGAGCTCGGAAAACAGTACCACATCCTGGAGATCGCTTTCGACAGGTGGGGAGCAGTACAGATGACGCAGGACCTGGAGGGCATGGGCTTTACCGTGGTACCCTTCGGCCAGGGTTATGCCTCGATGTCTCCTCCAACAAAGGAGTTCTATAAGCTGCTTATGGAAGGGCAGATCATTCATGGCGGAAATCCTGTTATGAAATGGATGAGCGGGAACGTAGTTGTGGATACAGATCCCGCTGGAAATATAAAGTGCACAAAGGCAAGATCTCTAGAAAAAATCGACGGCATTGTGGCGGCAATCATGGCCTTGGATCGTTGTATCCGGCATGAGAACACAGGCAGTGTCTACGATGAAAGGGGGATCTTTTTTATATGAGAAAGGAAGGTGATCCGATATGGGAATTTTGTATGGACTGTTTCGATCCAGAGATAAGCCTCAGAACAGGACATCAGGCAGCGCCTACAGCTTCTTCTTAGGCACTAGCAGTTCTGGGAAAAGAGTCAATGAGAGGTCTGCCATGCAGATGACGGCAGTGTATTCCTGCGTGAGGATCCTGTCTGAAGCTGTCGCCAGCCTGCCGCTCCACCTTTACCGATACACACAGACAGGCACAGAAAAGGCAACGGACCACTCTCTGTACACGATTTTGCATGATGAGCCAAATCCCGAGATGACTTCATTCGTATTCAGGGAGACGCTTATGACGCACCTCCTTCTGTGGGGGAATGCCTATGCACAGGTCATCCGTAACGGGAAAGGAGAGGTCATTGCTCTGTATCCGCTTATGCCGGACCGGATGAACGTGGACCGGGATGACCAGGGGAGACTTTATTACGAATATACCGTCAGTAATGATGATGCTCCAATCAACAATGGCTCGAGAGTGAAACTATTACCTGGGGATGTGCTGCATATCCCGGGTCTTGGCTTTGACGGCCTGGTGGGGTATTCACCCATTGCCATGGCCAAGAACGCCATCGGCCTTGCCATTGCAACAGAAGAGTATGGCAGTAAGTTCTTTGCGAACGGAGCCGCTCCAAGTGGTGTACTGGAACACCCCGGCACGATCAAAGATCCTGCCCGTATCAGGGAAAGCTGGCAGCATACCTATGGCGGATCACAGAATAGCGGCAAAATAGCAGTCCTCGAAGAGGGGATGAAATATACCCCTATTTCCATTTCTCCCGAGCAGGCACAGTTTTTGGAGACCAGGAAATTTCAGATCAATGAGATTGCCCGTATCTTTAGGGTCCCGCCCCACATGGTGGGAGATTTGGAAAAATCGAGCTTTTCAAATATTGAACAGCAATCTCTTGAGTTTGTTAAGTACACACTGGACCCTTGGGTAATCCGGTGGGAGCAGGCCATGCACAGAGCTCTTTTGTCAGAGGATGAGAAGAAGGACTACTTCTTCAAGTTTAACGTGGAGGGCCTGCTTCGTGGAGACTATACAAGCAGGATGACTGGCTATGCAACTGCCAGACAGAATGGCTGGATGAGCGCTAATGATATCCGAGCCTTAGAGGATCTGGACCAGATCCCTGCTGAGCTGGGCGGGGACCTCTACCTTGTAAACGGGAACATGGTGCCACTCACAGATGCAGGTGCTGCTTATAAGAATACAAATGATACAGAAAAGGAGGAAAACCTTGATGAAGACACAGAAAAGGTTCTGGGAATGGAGGAACCAGGCCGGAACAGAAGAGGACCAGGAGCGAGTCCTTGAGCTCTATGGAACGATCGCAGAGTCGTCCTGGTTTGACGACGATGTGACATCAAAGATGTTTCATGATGAGCTCTTTGCCGGCACCGGTCCGGTGACGATCTGGCTCAACTCTCCCGGAGGCGACTGCATTGCTGCAAGTCAGATTTACAGCATGCTGATGGATTACAAGGGAGATGTCACTGTCAAGATCGATGGTATTGCGGCATCCGCAGCATCCGTCATTGCCATGGCAGGTACCAAGGTCCTGATGGCGCCCACAGCGCTCATGATGATCCACAATCCTATGACAATGGCGTACGGTAATCATGAAGATATGGAGAAGGCAATCGTCATGCTCGATGAAGTGAAAGAGAGCATCGTCAACGCCTATGAGATCAAGACCAGTCTGTCCAGGGCTAAGCTGTCACATCTGATGGATTCGGAGACCTGGATGAATGCAAACAAAGCCATTGAGCTTGGTTTTGCCGATGATCTTTTGAAAGATGAAAAAAGAATGCAGGCCGAAATGCCTGCTTTTTCTTTTTCCGGGAAGGAAGTGGAAACACATCTGATGAATCTGATGATCTCCCATGAGAACAAGAGATCACAGATCACACCGGCCCAGGCAGCAGCGATCCCGCCGGCCAAAGAAACAGAGAACCCGCAGGAATGCGGAACACCCATTGCCGAGCTCGAAAAGAGACTCGGCCTTATTAAACCCTAAGGAGGAAGAAAAAATGAGTAAAGTAAATGAGCTTCGTACCAAAAGAGCTAAGACATGGGAGCAGGCAAAGGCATTTTTGGATTCCCACCGCAGTGAGAAAGGAATCCTTTCTCCTGAAGACACAGAAACCTATGAGCGCATGGAGCAGGAGATCGTCGACCTGGGGCGCGAAATTGAACGCCAGGAGAGACTGGACGCGATGGAGCGTGAGATGGAAGCGCCACTTATGGCGCCGCTTACTACTAAGCCCGAGAACAAGAGGAAGGAAGAGAAGGTCGGCCGCGCTTCTGATACTTACAAGAAGGCATTCTGGGATCGGCTGCGCCACAAGGATTACATGAATGTGGAGCTGCGCAATGCACTGGAAACCGGAGAGGATTCCGAGGGCGGATACCTTGTTCCGGATGAGTTTGAGCATACTCTGGTACAGGGCCTGAACGAGAACGGAATCATCCGTGCGCACGCGCATGTGATCACCACTTCCAGTGGACTCCATAAGATTCCGGTTGTCGCCTCTCATGGCTCTGCTGCCTGGATTGATGAGGAAGGCGCCTACACTGAGAGCGATGAGGTCTTCGGCCAGGTCCAGCTGGATGCGCATAAGGTCGGCACCCTCATCAAAGTATCTGAGGAGCTTCTCAATGATTCCGCCTTCGACCTGGAGAGCTATATCTCTTCTGAGTTCTCCCGCAGGATCGGCGACAAGGAAGAGGAGGCTTTCCTGGTAGGAAACGGCACTTCCAAGCCTACAGGAATCCTGAATGCAACTGGAGGCGGCACTGTCGGTGTTACTGCGGCCGGCGCAGCAGCCATTACTGCAGACGAGCTGGTGGATCTGTACTATGCCCTCAAAGCCCCTTACCGCAAGAACGCCATCTGGGTTCTCAACGATACTACCATCAAGCTGATCAGAAAGCTCAAGACCGGCGACGGCCAGTATCTGTGGCAGCCTGGCATCAAGGATGGCGAGCAGAACATGATCCTGGGAAGACCTTATTTCACTTCTCCCTTCATGCCCACTGCTGCTGCAGGTGCCAAGACACTCATCTTTGGTGACCTGAACTATTACTGGATCGGTGACCGTGTCGGCATCACATTTAAGCGCCTGAACGAGCTCTATGCCGGAAACGGCCAGGTCGGTTTCATGGCGTCCAAGCGTCTGGATGGCAGAACTGTTCTGCCGGAGGCCATTCAGATCCTTCAGCAGCATGCCTAAGGAGGAAGTGAATCATGAGTGAATACAATGTAAAGAATTATACAGAGCAGGGCGGCGATGTAACTCATATCGGCGGGAAACTCGTCATCGAGGAAGGAGCCTTGGTTGAGGGGCTCCCTTTTCCCTCTGGGAGCATCACCCCCGCGGCAAATCAGCCTGCTAGTGAAGCGACTACGATTGCCACACTGAAGGACGATTTCAATGCTCTGCTTACTAAGCTGAAAACCGCTGGTCTTATGGCCGCGGACGTATAAGGAGGAACCGATCATGGCACTTGTTACGCTTACAGAAGCAAAGGAATACCTGAGAGTGGATACGGCGGATGAGGATGCCATGATCGGTACTCTCATTACCAGTGCAGGGAGACTATGTGCAGATGTGGCGAGATTTTCGGATGATAAGTGGGAGGCAGTAAACTCCGAAGTGGAGGATGCCCCCCTTATTCCTGTCCGAGAAACGATGAAAGTGGCGATTCTTTACACGATTGGGTACCTTTTTGAGCACAGAGAGGAGGCGGATCACCACGATCTTACGCTGACGCTCCGGTCCATCCTCTTTGCAATCCGGGAGGGGGTGGTCTGATGCATATCGAAGGACTCAGGGTCCGCATCCGGATCCAGAAGCAGGAGACGATCATCGATAAGTACGGAAACCACAAGTCCGAATGGACAGATTATTTCCGATGTTGGGCCACACCCTCTACTCAGACAGGACAGGAGGGAGAGGAGGCTGCGCACACAAAGGAAGATGACCGATTGGACTTCACTGTCCGGTACTCTTCGGAGACTGCTGCAGTTACTTCCAAAAAGTACAGGATCCTCCTGGGAGACAGGATCTATAACATCGTTCATGTGGATGACATGGGCTTTAAGCATAACAGCCGAAAGTTCCATGCGGAGCTGGTAGAGAGGTGACGGGATGGCTGGAAAGAAAGTATCGATTGATGGCCTGGCGGAGGCAGTCATGCAAGAGATGGAGGAGTACAACAAACTTGCTGCAGATACCATGAAGAAGGCTGTGGACAGAGCCGGCAAGACAGTCCGTGACCAGATCAAAGGGAGCGCTCCAGTCCGGACAGGGAAATATGCCAAAAGCTGGACTACAAGGAAAACAAAAGAGAGCTCTACAGCCCTTGAGGTGACTGTTTACTCTCCATCCCGATATATGTTAGCTCATCTGTTGGAGCATGGGCATGCAAAGAGAAACGGCGGCAGGGTCCGGGCTATTCCACATATCGCACCTGCAGAAGCAGCTGGTGAGGAGCAGCTCACCCAGGAAATCATAAGAGGGTTACAGAATGGATAAGCTATTAGAACTGATGGCGAAGATTCCGATTCCTTCTGCTTATGATCATTTCGCAGAAGGTGAGTCACCGGAGCCGCCATTTATCACATACCTTCTGCCAGGAAGCGATAACTTTGCTGCAGATGGGAAGGTTTATTTCCGGATTACGGAGGTCCATATCGAGCTATACACCGACGAAAAGAACCCGGAGGTGGAGCGGCAGGTTGAAGCTGTGCTGGATGAGCACGGCATTTTTTATGACAAAACGGAGGTCTGGATCGAATCCGAGAAGCTATATGAGGTTCTTTATTCTTTTGAAATGGAGGATTGATACATGAAAAATAAGGTTAAGTTTAACCTGAAAAACGTGCACGCTGCCAAGCTCACAGAGACAGTGACTGATGGTGTGACATCGTTTTCTTATAGTACGCCAAAGGCGATCCCGGGAGCAGTCAGTATATCCCTGGATGCGGAAGGTGAGTCCAGTCCCTTCTATGCGGACGGCATCGTTTACTTCCGGTCCGTGACAAACAACGGCTACTCCGGTGATTTGGAGATAGCTCTTGTACCGGAGTGGTTCCGTACAGAGATTCTGCAGGAAGCTCTGGATAGCAAGGGTGTGCTGGTCGAGAAGAGCGACAACAAGGAGAGTGTGAAGTTTGCGCTGCTCTTCGAGTTCGATGGTGACGTGAACTGCATTCGCCATGTGCTCTACAACTGCACCAGTTCTCGTCCGTCCATCGAGTCGGAGACCAAGGAAGATACGATCGAGCCTGGTACGGAAACGCTGTCTATTACAGCTGATCCCAGGGCAGATGGTCTTGTGAAAGCTCGTACCGGTGATACGACGGACGCAGCAACCTATGCAGGCTGGTATCAGACAGTGTATCTGCCCACTGAATCAAATGGGGAGGGGGAGTAAAGCATGATCGAACGCACAATTGAGATTTCTGGAAAGCCGGTACAGTTTCGATCCTCGGCAACAGTGCCTCGTCTCTACAGGGCAAAGTTCAAGAGGGATATCTTTAAGGATCTGACAAAACTGGAGAAGTCATATTCCAAGAGGACTGAGGAAGGAGATGAGCTGCAGATCGATGACCTGGAGATATTCGAGAATGTCGCCTATATCATGGCATACCACGCTGATCCATCCATCCCGAAGACGATTGATGAATGGCTGGACCAGTTCGAGATGTTCTCAATTTACCAGGTGCTGCCGCAGATCCTGGAGCTGTGGGGTGATAACCTGATGACGGATGTACAGGCAAAAAAAGGACTGGCAGAAGTGAGCGCGAAATGACCACGCCACTGTTCCTTCTGCGCTGCACAGAGGTCGGGATCTCAATCCGAGATCTCGACCTTCTTACAATCGGCTTGGTCCTCGACATGTGGACCGAGAAGGCTAATGATGGCGTGAAATATAGACGAATTGCTGATCAGAGTGATTTTGATAAGTTTTGAGATATGGAATGTACTTTGGTGGATTTTTTACCAATGTAATAATAGCAAGTCACATATTATTGCATTCTTCAGTATGTGATGTATAATCATTAATTAGTTAACTCACTGCTGTACGCTAAAGTAATATTGCATAATTTAGGTGAGGGAGGCAATTATGAAGTATCAAAGAATAATTCTAAGTATCCTTGTAGTGTTTATGTCAATAATGATGTTAATGGGATGTTCAGAGAGAAAAAGTAATTATGAACAACTATCAGATAGTCAAAAAAGTATAATAGATAACATTTATTCACATAGGTCAATGTGGGAACTTACAGATTTTACATATGGCGGAATACATGTAAAGGGAGAATCTCATTTTAGAACTGTATGGTTTTCAAACAAATCAGGTGAAGTTATATTTGTCGCCATACGATCATTAGATGGCGATGGTGCGGATTGCCTGCAAGACGAATATAAATGCGATGATGCTTCATTTGAAAAAGTAGAAACGTATAGCACGTCCGTTTATGAATCAACTATGCCTAAGAGTTACGATACCACATGGGATGAGGAAACAAAGAAAAATTACTTGGCAGAAAAATATCTTAGTGTATTCAATAAATAATAGTTTTTAGAATAATATCAAATTGCATTAGCCATTGGAGGCTTGATAATCCTATGTAATACCTTTGGATATTATAGAATGTAGAATATTGAATTACAATAATATGGAGAGACAAGAAATATGAGAATTGTAATTGATACGAATACCGACATTTTTAATGATCAAACCAAGATTATTTGGATAATTGTATTTTGTTCTATCGTTATTACAATCTTTGCTTTCGTCCTGAATATAATACACAATAGTATGGAACCTGTTATCTCAACAAACGGTGTTATTATTGATAAAGAATACAGAAAAGTCTACGGCAATATAGAGTCTCTCAAATATACGATAACATGTGAGGATGGCAAACGTATTACATTAAACGGCGATAATCATAAAGACTTTATCGTGGGGGATTCCATCCAATTCACTTATCAGGGAAATATATTAAAAACATGTTCCTTAAAATGA